CATCAGCTAACTGTCTAAACTTATCAAACATTTGTAAATTCTCATATGCAGTATTAGGAAACTTTAATCCATGTACTGCCTGTCCTGTCTGACCACTCTGTCTTCTAAATATTTTACCAGGAAATACTTTCATATCTTGACCTGGTACTAACATAGTTTCATCTACATCAAATACTAAATTACCTGCTAGTGCTAAGTTATCAATAGCCATTCTTGCATGACCATTCATAACCTGTTGAGAGTCTTCCATATTTTCTGGAATACCAATACCAAAGAATTGATACGGATTTAATTCATATGGACAAACTAAATAAGGTATTCTAGTTGGTGTAAATGGATTCTCAACCATTCTTAAAATTTTATTACCACATACCCAAACATTAACGTGTATGACATCTGAATCACCACTATATAATAATCCACATTCATCTGCAAGTTCTTTATCTATTATACCCCAATATTCTAAAACTTCAAATCTATTTTTATATATAGTTGCAATATTTTCTCTATCATACAGAGAAGATTCAAATCCTCTTGTCTGATAATTAGGACCCATCTCTAAACATTCCATAACAGCTTCACTATCAAACATAGGTTTATCTGCTAAGTCTTGAAACTGTGCTTTATTGTAAGAGTGTCTTTGAATTACATAATCACAATCATGTATAGTCGTAGCATTTGGATCTGGATAAAAATCCCAACATGATACAGCTTCTATAGATGGTATAGATTTTGTTTTAGTAGCTTGTACTCTTGTTACATTACCATCTTCATCTTCTGCTGTAGAAAATAAATTATAATCTTTTGTATCTGTAAATGGACCTTTTAAAATACCTGTACCCATTAATGCCATCTCGAAGAATACATGACGCATAATAGTGATAGCTCTACTTTCTTCAAGCTGATCATGTATTAATTTTTGCATCTGTTCTGCAGCCATTCTAGCTGGCTCTATCTGTGGAGCACCTGTGTATGATGGACCTTCTTTAAAACCAAGATTTTCATAATCTTGATTTAGATTTTTCATCAAATCATTTACTGTAGCTCCAGGAGGTATACTAGCACCATCACCAGGAAATCCATAAGGACTTTGTGGTTCTGGTTGCTGTTGATCTTTTGGATCTAAGTGTGCTCTCTCAGCTATATCTTCTGGTACAGATGTAGGTGATACACCTAGAGGAAACTTACCTTGAGAAAATAATACTTCTATTATCTGACCAAACGAAGCAAGAACTTTTGTCTTTGTAACTTTTACAAATACTCTTGACTTCTCGTTCTCACGAAAAGCAGTTTCTGGTCCATATAATCCTCTATAGTTTCTGTAAGCCTTTAACCATCTCTTCTCATCATAGATCTTAGATGTCTCAGCTTGTTGAAATCTTTCTCGGATATATCCAACTAAAGCATTACCCTCAGCCTCGTAGCCGCCATTTTTATTTTCTTCTTCTTCGTGCATTAAATATATCTATTAGTAATCTCTTTCTTCAGCCATTCTAAAGATTGCAGGATCTACTTTGTTTCCAGCTTTCTTAGCTTTACCTTCTACATCTGGTCCTAATTTAGGCCCACTGTATCCACCACTGAACTCCATAGGATCATTCGCTTTCTTAGGTGCATCAGGTGCTAATTCGCCTTCCATGTATCTTTTCATCATTTGGGTTTTCTCCTCTTAGTTTTTTTCTTTTTCTTTTTTTTCTTAGTGCCTGCATAAACTACAGGTATGTAATTACTCTTAGGTCCAAGACTCATTAATAATCTTTTTCATCTGCCATTTTAAACACTTCATCTTGAACATGCTCAGAACCAGATTTAGTTGGAACAGTAACATCGTATTCAAACTCTTGGTATTTTCTAGGTGCATGTTGAGAAAAGTCAATAGTATTATGTGGTCTATTAGGCTGTTTGCCTTCTGGACCATCACTTAATTGACCTTGTTTAACTTTAGCTTTTGGATCAAATTTTGTTTCCATTGCTGTCTCCTGTTATATTTTTACTTTTTTAATTTTAATTATATTCTTGGTAGGTATCACTGTATGACCACCACCTTGCTTTATAGATCCACTATCTTCAAATATAAAATCTGCCATGATGACTGTAGTCTTTTCATTCTGTTCTACAAGCCAACCAAAACTACAACATATAGCAGTCTTAGCTTTTTTTATATCTTGGATATCCGACCATTCGCAACTTCCAACGATATCCTCCCAGTAAGCAACTACTAAGTCATAGGGAAAATTTTTTTTATTTATTTCTGGAATTTTTCTTTTTGACATCTTTTAATTTACCAGAATTTTCCATAGCATAAAAAACAGATTGGCCTTTCTTTTTACCATACTGTTTTACCATAGCCTTTTTAATTTTTTTACCTTTTTTATTTAGAGGCACTTATAACTTTTCCTTTGTTAAGTCCTTGCTTTATAGTATATCCCTGAGTACCATTCGCACCAATCTCTACCTCTTTTTTAAGAGTTCTAGAAAGACTAATCTGTTTAGTTTTTCTATTAGCATTACTTATGTATTGTAATAACTGTCTTGCAATTCTATTCATAATCAATAACCAAATTTATCATCTGCAGCATGGTAGTCATTCTGTCTAAAGAATGTTCTAAATCTATCTGCATATTTAGGATGTGTAGGTCTACTCATACATCCATATCTTAATGCATCATATGCATGGTCTTCTGCGTTAGTATCTACATCCTCAGGATTCTTAGTATCTGTGGGTAGCATACCCATTGTTCTTATTAGATTCCTACAGGTTTTAAATATTCTAATACCTGGTTCTTCATCATTAACTCTCAATCTTTTATGTATTTCGAGTTTACCATTAATTCTACTCTTGGGTGATCTATCTGAGGGCCTCCAACGGCATCCCTGCTGTATCATTGTTTCTGCAATGCTTGGGCCCACATCACCTCTCTTTGCCCATGTACTGGAGTCTAAGACCCCGTAATGTATATGTTCTCCCTGCTCTAGGCTTAATACATTTCTTGCGAAATAATCTGCCGTTACTTTCTTCGTATATAATTCTCTATAGATCCATAGATTGTTATTGTAATCAACAGCAAACCATAGAACACAAGCAGGAGAAGAATAACCCCAGTCAGCAGCACGAAACTTGTACCAGCCTCTAGGTATCTCAAAAGGTTCGACCACATGGGTCGTTTTATTAAATTCTGGAAACGCTGAGTCTTCGTATGCATCCCAATCTCCATCTAGAAATTGTTTACGTTGTACTTCAGGTAAAGATGCTAGCATAATATAATAATCATCAGTCTGCATCAGATAGGGATTGTCCTGTAACTTAGCTGGAATAAATCTTCTGGTAATATATTTTTTACCATTGGGTGTATCTATCCCTACATTAAAAGCTGTATTTGGTTCTGCAGGTTCTACAAACATCTCTCGAACCCATTGGGAACCAACATTCCCTGGATTACCTGTAGCTCTTAAATAAACAGGTATATCTTTATCTACCGATCTTAGCGAAGATCTTAGAAAGTTATATATATCTGGCGAAGGATATTGTGGAAGTTCGTCTATTCCTATCCATGTGTACGATTGACCTTGGTAACGTAAAACGTCTGTCATGTTCTCTGCGTAACCAAACTCTATCTTTGCCCCTGAGGGAAATCGCCATTCTTTTTCTTGTTCTCTCCATTTTGCATTAGGAAATGCCTTTGAGTATAATAGCTGAGACTTTTGAATTAAATCTCTTAACTCAGGCATAGTCCTCCTCACTAGGAGTGCCCTGTGATTAGCGTAGGAACAATAACGAAGTGGATCTACTAGCATGGCATATGATTTGCCTCCACCTCTTGCTCCTCCATAAAAAACCTCCCTTTCGGAAGCTGCAAGAAACTGTGTCTGTGGACCTGAGTTAGGTTTAAAGATTACTTCTTGCTGGTCTATGTGCTCTTTGACGTTTTTTGGAGCACTCTCGATTATATCCTCTGTAAGTAACTGTGTCTCTTTACCAGTCAGAGCTTTGTCTATAGTTAACAACTTCTTCTTGGTATTTTCTGCTGACATCTTTGCAGAACGTAGAGTTTGTTCTGCTTTAGCTACTTTCTTACGAGTACGAGCTAGTATCTGTTTAACTGACTTCTTGGCTTTCTGTTGAACTATCTTCTTCGGTTTCGGTGGTGCTATTTCTT